GGCAAACGGTCTGGGGTCTGTGCTTTCGGTTCTGCCGTCCGATGAGCTGACAAAGGCGATGCTTGAGAGCAAGGTCAACCCGACTATAAGGGCGATGGACTGTCTGAAAGGTGTTGCTGATGATAATAAGTCTTTCATAAAAGCGTTTAAAGGAGGCGTTGCGGTTTTCGGCGGTGCTGGTTCCCCCGGTCGTGCGAGAGCGCAGACTTTCCGCTTTATTCACAAGCCTGATCTTGACGGCTACCCGCAAACAGCGGGAAAAGAGGGCGACCCCTCAAAGCTGTATGACAAGCGCCAAACGGTTTTCGGGCGCTGGAAAAAGACTTATGAGGAAAGCACAGTTACAGAGAACAGCCGTATTGCGGCATCATACGAAGACAGCGACCAGAGAGAATTTCACGTTCCATGCCCTCACTGCGGAGAGTTTCAAACTCTCGAATGGGAGCGTCTGCATTACGAAGTGGGCGTAAACGGGCGGGTGGGGAATGTATATTATACATGTAAAAACGGCTGTGTGGTGCAGGAATATCATAAGCCAAAGATGCTTGAACAGGGGCAATGGATAGCGAACAATCCGGGGCATCCTACGGCTGGATTTTATATCCATGCTATGTATCTGCCCCTTGGGTTTGACGGCTGGGCTGTGCTTGCTCAAGAGTATGCCGAGGCAGAAAAGAAAGAACAGCGCGGTGATGAGCGGGATATGCGGGTATTTTACGAAACCCGTCTCGGAAAGAACTATCAGAAGCGTGTTGAAAAGGCGAGCTGGGAAAAGCTCTATGAGCGCCGCGAGATGTACGGTGCGAAAGTTCCGAACGGTGTCGGCGTTCTCACCGCCGGTGTGGATGTGCAGGGGGATCGGGTCGAGGTATATGTCTGGGGATGGGGTGCTGAGGAAGAAAGCTGGCTGATAGGTTTTTATGTTTTCATGGGCAACCCTGTTGAAACGGATGTGTTTGATTTGGTTGATAATTTTCTCATGCGCACGTTCAAACATGAGTGCGGCGCGGACGTGGCTATCATGTGTACGTTTGTAGATTCAGGAGATGAAACGGCGGCTGTGTATGCCTTTTGCCAAAGTAAAGAAAGCAGGGGTATTTACCCGTCGAAAGGAGAGAACCAATACGGCTGCCCTGCTGTTCGTCGGTCGAAAAACAGCGCGGTTGAGGGCGTTATTCTGTTCAGAATTGGCACCGATGCGCTTAAACACACGATAACAAATCAGCTTGCGATTGAAACACCGGGGCGCGGATATGTGCATCTTCCGTATGAGATAGATGCCGAGTGTGTAAAGCAAATTTGTTCAGAGGGCTTTTTGCTCCACACGAATAAAGCCGGTTCGCTTGTCCGGACGTGGCAGAAAACACGGAAGCGGAATGAGGCTTTGGATTGCCGGGTGTATGCACAGGCGGCATATTACTACGCGCGGAGTTTGGGAGTAGATGCGGGCGAGCTTGCGGCGCAATACAGCGGCGGGCTGGTTGCCGTTGGTGCTGTGCAGCAGAGACCGATTGCGAAACAAAGAGAAGAAACAGAAAATAAATCACAGGAGCGGCGAAGATGGTAGCAAAAATGAAGGAAGAAAAAACAATGCTGATCGGAATGAAGGCGATTCGGGATTATTACCCTCGTAGTGAAAAAACTATCATCGAGCTGATAGGGAACAAGGGGTTCCCTGCTGTGAAAGTTGCGGGTGTGTGGGAAGCTGACAAAGCACAGATTGACGAATGGCGCAGAAAGCTGATCAGCGAAGCGGAGTGAATGGAGTGGGGGCGATGCCCCCGCTTATTGTTTAAGCTATTATCTTTACAATCATTTCGGAAACAACAACCTTTCTGTCTTCAATATTCCGCTGATACCCAGAAAACGCCAGCGTCAGTATTAACTCTTTTCCACCAGCATTTTTCATGCATTGCTCGTTGCTGAATTACGCAGAATGTCGGCTCTGCCCAGACATGCCTGTATTTAGGATTTCTTGCGCCGCTGCGGATATCCGGTTCTTCAAGAAAAGCGTACCCGTTTTGCACGGCAGTGTAGCGTTTATTTTCCTGGTACCAAAACTTTTTGCCGTTTTTTCCTTCTCGCCACTCTCCGTCAAACATAAAATATTTTATGGCTGCATTTAGAGAATCCTCAGAATCTATTCTATATGAAAAATCAGCGAGATATGCAGCTATGGGAGCGGTTGAGTTCCGGCGTATCTCAGCATCTATACTGAAAACCGAACCTCCTGCGAGTCTGTTTATTTTTGATAATTCACTCAAAACAGTTTCGTCATGCTCAGTTGATTTAATGAGTAAAACGAACTCGCATGTCGCCTTTATTTCATCAGATACAATGACTTTCATTGTTCTATCCTGCACTTTTCTTTCTTGTCTTAAACCGAGTGGGAAGCCGCGACTAACGTATATTCGAGTAAATCCCACAGCGAATTGAAGATCCGCCCCGATGGCTCTTTCGATCGTGTGAACATATCCTCCGATTGCTGTTATCGAAGGAAACCCGATGGCGAGACCGCCGGGTGCAACATTCACTCCGTTTGCCGTGCCTTTAAGCATCACATAATCACCCGCCCAAGTGCTTTTCTTGACGCCGACAGATACGCCGCGTCTGAAACATTTTATACGACCGCTTTGTATTAGTAGTGTTTCGCCGTGATTGGCGAATGCCGCCGGATTTTTCTGTATGCGCCATGTTTTCAATGTCGGAATAGTTTTTTTATGCTCTTCGTCGAACGAAGACTTCCACATTTCCGATATGAGCGCACAAGACGCAACTGGGGATGCGTTCAAGTAGCCGTCATCTTTCCAGTTTTTTAACGGTAAAAGAAGCTGTTTAGCCTCTTCTAGCGGCGGTAGATGTGTGTCGGCATTTGTTGCTGTCGCGGATATTTCGCGATATTTCTTCATGTCTGCCGCGCTGCGTGGCAAAGCCCAGTATTTTTTTTCAGCAACTATCGTTTGTGAGCATATAAGCCCGCGAGGTACTGGTGCAATAATATCAGCGCAGACAGATTCTTGCTTAATCCGAGCATTAAAAAGTTTAGCAGAGTGAGTTCCGATCATGAGCGTGCCCCTCTCGTTCTATAATTTTTATAGTATTCAGCTAGCTTTTCTTTATTTGCTTCACGGTATTTACGTTGATGTTCTCTGTCACAGTTTTTACAGATTGTCTGCTTTAGACGTGACCCATCGTATCGTATGACTCCGCTGTCTCGGAACTCTTCCCTAGGTTTAGTCTCACCACATACGCGACAAGTTATTTCCGTCGTGTCTTTCTTTAGTTTCTCGCTAAGAAACTTTCTATCATCCCTGCGTTTTTGCTGTCTTTCCTTATTTTTTCGATTATGGCATTCTTTACAAATGCTGCGACGGGAAAGACCTGTTTTCAGCTTAACGAGCGGAAATTCGGTCGTTTCTTTGACTTTTCTACAGCAAGTGCATTCTTTCTTTGTCTCATGTTTCAATATGAGTTCAAAAAAAGCGCGTGTTGTCGCTGACAGCTCGACTCCTTTTTTCCAGTTCATAACTGTACGTTCAGGAATATCGTATCGCTTACAAAAATTCGTTACTGTTAAGTTTGTTCTCTCTAATACTGTTTCAATACTTATCATGTTAATCCCTTTTATTGTCTTAGTGAGAAATGAATTATATCAAATTCATCAAGAGTATGAGAAAGCCTATACTTTTTCACAGCATCAACAACAACTTGAATATCAACCTCGCCGAAAAAATAATCCGGTATTTTTAAATTCTTGACAAGACTTTCAAGGTCTTTGCTGCTCATTTCGTTCAAGCCGTCAATTTCTTGCCAGCCTTCGGCGCCAACACCGCAGAAGCCTGTAATTTGCTCAAACGCCCATTGATTCAGATTCCCGCGTGAATCAATGATTGCTCCGTTAATTATATTTATCAAATCAAGACCTTCTTTTTTGAGAGCTATATGAGCGAAAAGAAGATTTCTAGCATAAAGCGGAAACTCTCTTCCGTTTTCGCCGTCAGACACCCACGATTCTACTGCGCGTTGCGAAACTCCGCAGAGTTCCGCAACTTTTTTGTTTGTTAGTCCTGAAAGTTTTTTTAGTTTTAAGTAATCGTTCATGTTGTGTCCTTTTATTATTTTTCTGATATTGTCCAAAGGTTTTCTTTCTTGTACATATCGATGAAGTAGACAGAACCCTGTTCGTCAGTCATTTGACAACCGTCGTATCCGAGTGCGCGCGCAGCTTTCGCTGTTTGCAGTTGTAACCACCAGCTCATATCCGCATCGCAACCATCTATTTCTGTCCATTCATTAACAGATTCTTCAATAAGACCTTCTGCCGTAGCTTCGTCAACACCACATCTTTCCATCACTTCTTCTACTATAGATTGTAGTTCTTTGTTGTCAGTTGAGTTTTCGTCATAAAAAATATGACCTGCTTGGCAGATATTCAAAGATGTTTCATCTATTTCGTATGTGAAATCAGGTCTTTTGCCACCAAGCCAATACGGTTTACTAGAAAAGCAGAGGAAAGATTCAAACAAGCCGCTGAATTTTGAAACTTTTTCTATTTTTTCGGGTGATGTGTGATACAGCATTTTTGTTTCTCCTGTTCCTCTCTTGATAAAGTAAATATACCGCACGCTGTGCGGTAAGTCAAGAGGTAAAATGAAAGAAAGTTGAAAATATTTTTTGTCACTTTTTTGAGGAAAAATTCTGACAAATTTCCCCTAATCGGTACCATGTCAACCCCCAATCTTTATGCATACGTCCGCATATGTCCGCATACGTCCGTATATATCCGCATATAAAAAAACGCTAAAAAACAGGGTGTATGTTGGGACATGGCAACATACACAGAAATCAGAGACAAACTTCTTGATGATCTCGCATCCGGCGCATATGCAGTCAAAACCTTCACTGTTGACGGTCAGACTGTTGAGCGTCCGAGTCTTTCAGAGTTCAAAGAGCTTTTGAAATATGTTACCGACAGAGCCGCGTTTGAACAGCAGTCGCAGACACCCGGTTTCACATCTCGCACTCAAGCCGTGAGTAATTACGGCAGGGGTGGCAGATGATAAAAGAATTTGCACTGCGCCTTGCAGACGGGATTCAAAGGCGATATGCCGCCGGAAGGGTCGGAAATGACGGATGGGTTCCCACCTCGGAATCAGATGAAGAGCTGATACGCAGAAGCAAGGGACTTGTCAGCCGCCGCATAAATGCTCTTACTCGTGATATGCCGTATTTCGGTAGGGCTATCAATGTAGTTCAGGATTACAAAGTCGGAGCAGGAACAATTCTTCAGTGCCAGGTGCGTGATAAAGACAGAAAACTGCTCGACAACATCAACACTAAAATCGAAGACCGCTGGAAATGGTGGTGTGAACATTCTGATATCTCCGGTCATAATCATTTCGCAGATGATGAGCGCCTTGTGTCTTCTGAAGACACGAAAGAGGGCGAGTTTCTCGTTATCAAAACAGCGGCAAAACAGGGACGTAACAAGTTCCGTATCAACGTTATTCAGTCCACAAGATTGACTGATGTCGGTGTTAAACCGCTTTCGGGTAATAAAGTATATATGGGTGTTGAATATGAGGAGCTGACAGGCGCACCCGTGGCTTACCACATAGCACAAAACGGCTATGTATCAAAGCCAATTCGCGTTTCTGCTGAAAGCGTAATTCATGGGTTCACACGCAAAACACCCGGACAAAAACGCGGCATGAGCCAGTTCACGGCGGGCGTTCTGCTTGCGCGTGATCTTGACGATTACATGATATCTGAGATTGATGCGGCAAAGATGGCGGCTAAATGGCTTGCTATTGTTGAGACACCCGACCCAGCGAACAAGCAGGGTCTCAATGGTGTACAGAAGGCTGAAAACGGCAAGAAGATTGAACGTCTCAGTACAGCAATAATAGAATATCTTCGCCCCGGCGAAAAGATAGAGTTCAACTCCGCAACCCGCAACGCTGACGGGTTTGAGCGTTTTTCTAAATTCATCCTCCGCACATGGGCAATTCTGGAAAACATTTCATACGAATTACTTACGGGCGATTATCAGGGACTTAACTATAGCTCACTGCGTGGAATCAGAAATGACCTCGCAATGAGTTTTTACCCTATGCAGATGAGGCACATCCGCCGTTTTTGCACGCCGGTTTTCCGCGAGTGGTTACAGTGGGAAGTTCTAAGCGGTGGACTTGATTTACCCGGATATTTTCAGAATCCGCAAATGTATCTTGCGGCGGATTGGATAAGCCCGAACATGCCGAGCGTTGACCCGCTCCGCGAGGGCAAGGCGGACATACAGGATATTCAGGCGGGGCTTAAATCTCCACAGGAAGTTATTAAGGGGCGCGGCGGCGACCCTGACACTGTTCTTGCGCAGTGCGAAGAGTGGAAAAGAAAGTGTGATGAAAAAGGGTTGGTGTTTGAAACGGGAATGATAGATACGGCGATGGAAAGCCATCCCGCAAGTATAACGGGGGAAAGTGAAAATGCCTAATAAGAAAGATAAAGAACGCGATAACAGCGGGCTTGTCTGCCGCGCGGCGGTAATAGGCGATAAGCCGCAGAGCGTAAATGAAGAGCAGCGGACAGTTGAATTTGTAGCCGCTACAGAAACGCCTGTCAGTGTTTACGATTGGGACTACGGCAGGGTTAACGAAGTGCTTCTTATGTCGGGTGCGAAGTTCCCCGACAAAGTACCGCTGTTAAATACTCATGGCAGATATGACGTTGCGGATGTCCTTGGTTCGTTCCGCAGTATGCGGGTTGAGGGCGGCAATCTTGTTGGTGTTGCGCACTTTGCCAGCGATCAGACAAGCGCTGACAGTTTCAGCAAAGCCAAAGACGGACATCTTACTGATGTGTCAGTCGGTTACCGTGTAAACGCATACGTCATGGTTGAACGCGGACAGACGACGGTTATCGAAGGAAAGACGTATACAGGACCGATGCGTGTCGTTACGGATTGGTCTGTTGTCGAGGTATCGCTTGCGCCCATCGGTGCAGATGAAAACGCGAAATCCCGCTCGTTGGAGAGCGTAAACGATAAAAGTGTGGAGGAAAACACTATGAATGAACAAACACGTGCATTTCTGGTTTCACTGGGAATGCGTGCTGACGCCTCCGAAGCAGAGGCGGAAAAATTTATGCAGGAGTTCAAGCAGAGGGCGGCACAGCTCCCCGCGGCTAACCCTGCGCCCGCTGCGCCTGCGGCGGTGGAACCCGAAAGTAAAAGAACGGATGATGCTGTTGCGGCGGAAAGAACAAGGGTTACTGATGTTACGGCTGTGTGCCGTTCTTTCGGCATCGAACCTGAAACAGAGGCAAAATACATCAAGGACGGCACTGCTGTTGATGTTGTCCGCGCCGCTATTCTGACAAAGCTGGAAACTGACAGGGCGCTTGATGGTATTGCTAATGCACCTTCGGGGTCTATGATCGCAGAGGCAGATAAAAAACGTGCAGCTGTACGTGATGCCATTCTTGCGCGTTGCCATATCAAAGTTGAAAAGCCTGCTGACGGTGCGGCAGACCTCCGTGGTTACAGCATGATGGATATGTGCCGCACTCTGACCGGACACCGCGGTTCTCAAGTTGATATTGCCGAACGCGCACTTGCAAGCACTGATTTGCAGATAATCATGGCTAACGTTGCTGATATCGTTATCGCACAGAGACTTGAACAGGTGGCTACAACATACCGTCTCTGGACGGGTACTTTCAGCAACTTTACAAGTCTGAAAGAAAGGCTTCTTGCCCGTGCTCTGCTCGGCGGTTCTGTGGATATCATGAAAGAGGGTGAAGAGTACAAGTTCGCTAAATTCTTTGAAAACGCTGAAACGGTGAAACCTGTAAAATTCGGAAAGGGTTTTGCTGTAACTGTTGAATCAATCATGAACGATGATGTCGATGTGTTCACCGAAGTCCCCGCGGCTCTCGCTCTGCTCGCGGAAAGAGGTATAAATAAGGCGGTTTACGCGGCTCTGCTCACTGGTGTTATGTCTGACAAAAAGCCCGTGTTTCACACAGACCATAAAAACATCATGACGCCCGCATCTGCACCCACAATTGCAACTATCAACGCGGCTAAAAAGCTGATGAGAAAGCAGGTGGATATAGATGGCGTGACAGGGCTTAACATTGTTCCGAAGTATGTCCTTGCTCCTATTGAGCTTTCGGACACTTTTGACAACATTAAGGATACCCTCACATACAAAAACGCTAACGGCGACGAGCTGAGAAACACGTCGATGTCCGGTCTGGAAGTTATTTCAGACAAAGAACTTGATAACAATTCCCTCACTGCTTGGTATCTGGCTGGCGATAAGGGGACGACTGTTAACGTTGGTTTTGTTGATGGTTTTGAGACCCCCCGTGTTGCCATGGAAGAGGGCTTTAAAAACGACTGTGTAAGATACAAAGTGCGTCAGTACGGACAGGCGAAAGCCGTTGAGTACCGCGCACTTGTGAAAAATGCAGGGGTGTAATCATGCAAAACAAAGTTCAGAACGGTAAAACCGTAACAATACTTAACAGCGGAACAACAACCATTAAGGGCGGTTCGCCCGTTGTTTTCGGGGCAAGAATCGTAATTCCCGTTGCGGATATCGCACCCGGTGACACGGGCGCATGTGAGACAGAGGGGGTTTACGAACTCCCCGCTATCACAACAGCGGCTTTCGCACAGGGTGACAAAGTTTACTATAACCCCGATGCGGCTGTTGTAACCAACGCGGCTACGCGGACAGTGGAATCAGCGTCCGTTGACAACCCCGTTGCGGGTGTGTCTTGGGATGATAAAGGACAGACAAGCGCCGTTGCGTTCGTCGGAATCGGCTGATCATATCGTCAAATCCTGTGAAGGGCAGCTTCGGGCTGCCCTGCTGTCTCTGCCTTGGGGGAGGAGGGGACAGCGGAACAGCCCGAAAAAAAGGTGAGACATGGATTTTAAAACAGAGATGCGGAAAGTAATTTGCGATCCGATAGTTTCAAAACCCGTTGAATACAGCGGCAGGACAGGACTACGGGGCATCTGCTCACAAACGGGCAATAGCCTTAATCTGGGAACAGGTGAGATTTACGGCGAAGAACTCACAATCCGCATGATGTTTGATGATGTGCCTGAAATCAGGCAGGGCGACACAATACGCATTGACGGCACAGATTATTTTGTTGTGTCTGTGCGCCCGCAGAAAAACAGCGGCACCGTGCGGATTTACTATTCAGAAGATGAGGTTATCGCATGATGTGTGATGATATAACAGCAAAGGTGGCGGAACTGCTCGGCGATATCAGCAAGGCAGGCGGATATAAAACTGACTGCGGAAGCGCTGTAAGAGACCAGCTCGCGGTTGATCCCGATGCGCGGGATTTGCCGTGTATCAATGTTGACTACGAAGACGTTGAACTGCCCGAAGATGCGGACGGCGGCATTGTAGGCATGGTGCTGATGATTGAAATATTCTCACGTCCGCAGATGAAGGTTTCAGACATTGTGACGGATGCTATGAAGGTTTTGAAAAAGAATAAAGACCTCGATGGTCTTGCGGCGGAGTTTTATCCGCTGGGAAGCCGTAAGGTTTCAGAACAAGGTCAATATCGCATAAATTATGCATTGTTGAGATTCAGAGTATATTACCCCACTGCTGACGCGTGGGAGTTTTAGGAGGATATTATGTTTCTGCTTGGCGCATGTGACGTAAAGTTTAACGACGTATCACTTTTGACAAAAGGTGGTAGTAAAGTAAAGTTATCAGAAGAGACGCAAACTGTCGAGTGTGACCAGTACGATGCGGATGTGGACGAAATAACAACTAAGATTGGTATTGAGGCTGATATACCTCTTACTGATTATTCTATCGAAACTTTAAAATCGTGCATCCCCGGTCTTCGTCTTGTCACTGACTCGGAAGACCCGACAAAAAAGATGCTTGTAATGTCTGGCAAGGTTGGCGGCTCAAAATATGCGATAGCGGGTACGCTTGTTCTTATTCCAAGAAACACAAATATCATGATGCAACTTACGATATTTAAAGCGTCCCCGAAGCTGAATACGGAGCTGACGTTTTCTAAGGGCGAACAGTCTGTTACGACAGTGACGTTTAAGGGTTATGTAGATCAGGCAACGGGCGACCTGTGGGCGCTTGGTGATACTACAGCGGTTGACGCTGGCGGCGGTGAATAATGATTAAGGTTGTTAATCTCGACAAGTTCGCTATCCGGCAGAAATTCAGCATCGGCGGACAGGAATATTCCGTCCGCGGGCTTACGCTCGGCGAACAGATAGAGGGTGCGGCGGCAAATATAAAACTGCCGGAACAGATGCGCGAACGCCTGAAAGAGATAACAGATATGCCTGAAGACGTTGTGGCGGGTCTGGACGACAGACAGATGGGCGCAATCATCATGCTCTCTCGTGGAGTAGAGCTTAATGATGATGAGCCGGAAGAGGAAACAGAAAAAAAAACGGAGAGTTAGACTACGGTCTCATTCTCACAGAGATAATGGCGGAAACGGCATACACGCTCATTGGGCTGTATGCCTTGCCTGTTTACACTGTTCAGGAAATTCATAAAAACATCGGGCGAATAAAAGCCGCAAGAGACTTGCGGTTCATCCGGAGTATCGGTTCAGCCGTCTGGGGCGGTGAAGAAAGTCAGGAATATATAGAGACTCTGCAAAAAACGGCTGGGTCGCTTTTTGATGAAATGACAGAAGATGAAATGCACATGTCCGCGGAGGAACGCGAGCAGGTGCGAGCATGGCAAATGCTCAAGGGGTTAGCAGGTGGCGGGCAATAACTTAAAAACCGATTTTATCTGGAACTTAGATGATAAACAGATGGTTGCCGCCCTTAATCGTCTTAATGAGAAATTAACTGGTTTTAATGATACTCTTGACGGCATTGGCGGGAAAGCGGTTGTTTTAAATCAGGCTTTTGAATTGTTTGATAAGGGGCGCTCTGCTGTCGTTTCTCTTGTTGATTCTGCGCGTGAAGGTGCTGCCAGTAAAGGTGTTTTCACCGCTTTTGGTACCCAGATGAACAAACTGGGAATGACAGCCGAAGAGGGGTTGGGTAAATATCGTTCTGCTGTTACGGGTACGGTCGAAGATTTAACTCTTTTACAGGTAGCAAACAAGGGTCTTATTTCGGGTCTTGACCCTGATTTGATAGCGACAACTCTTGAGTATGTTACGAAATACACTAAAACAAACGGCGGAGATGCCGCCGCTCTGTTAAATACCACGCTCACAGGTCTTACCCGCGGTTCTACAGAATTTCTTGATGATGTCGGTATCATAATTTCGCAAACGCAAGTAGTTAATGAAAAACAAAAAGAATGGGGGAGAACCCTTTCTGACGCTGAAAAGAAAATGGTGGTTCTTGCCGCCGCACAGAAGCAGATGAATGAAAAAATGTCTGATTTTGATGATTTGGCGGATAATCAGAGTGAAAAAATAGAGCGTCTTATTGCAAGACTTAAAAACTGGAAGATGGTATTAGCCGAATTTTCTGCTGACGTTGTTGTCCCTGCCGGTTTAGATGAAAAGCGTTCCGCTTCAATGTTTAACAGCCTTGATGCAGAACTTGTGTATTATCAAAAACTGCTTGCTCAACAAAAAAAGGTTAATGCTGATACTGCTGTTATTGAAAAAACACAGGCGCGTATAGAAGAAATACAAACTCAAAAAGCAAATAAACAGCGCGATTATGCCAGATTAATGCTTTCCGGTGGGACGGTAAAGAGTGCTGAGAAATACAATAAAGACCGTAAAACAAATGCTGAGTTGCTCGCAGGTGCGGAACTCGAATCATCCACTGCGGGCTTAACTGCATATCAGAAAGAGCTTAAAAAAATACAAGACACATATAAGTCGATGGCAAAATATACGCCCGATTTGAAAAAGGCAGCGGATGAGTATCTGAAAACTGCAAAAGCTAATCTTGATAAAGATGCTGCGTTAAAGAAAGACAAGAAGGTAGAGCGCGAGGCTGAACGTCTCAAGAAAGAGATAGACAGGAAAGAAATCCAGCTCACCCGTGAAAATGAGAAAATCAAGGGCGAGATAAAATCTGCGGCGCTTAACGACTATGGAGACGACCGCCTCGCCATCGAAAAAAAATATCTTGAGGGCGAAATAAAGGCTCATGCGGAGTTTGAGGCAGATAAAGAAGAAATAGCGAAGTATCACAGCGGCAAGCTGGATAAGCTCGCGAAGGAAAAGTTTGATAATGAGATGAAGCGTCTTGGGGTGCAAAAAGCCACAGAGATAGACGCGTGGGCACGGAAGAGGGCGGAAGAGCAACGCGAGCTTGATTGGCAAACAAAAATGGCAGATATGGATTTGAAATATCAGCAGGGTATTGCCGCTCTCGATCTGCGCAAAACTACGCGCGATAACAAGGCTTCATATGATGATAGATTTCGGGATGAATACACGCAACAGCTTAATGCGCTTTCCCGCAAAAGGGATGAAAAGTTTCTGGAAACAGGAAGCTGGGATGCGGCAGAAGGCTGGTATGAGCAGGAAAAAGCCGCTCTGGATTATGCGGCGGCAATCGGCATGGTTTCTCAAAATCTCACCAATTTTTCAAAGATAACAAATCAGGATGTTAAGGGTGCTTTCGAGGCTCTTGAATCGCCTCTTTCAACATTTATTGAATCTATGGGTGAAGGGAAGTTCCGGTTTGGTGAATTAATATCCGGCATAGAAGATCAGCTTAAAATTTATGCCGCTGGTAAAACGGCACATTTTCTTATGGAGGCGGCTTATAGCGGATATATGGGGCTTATTAAAAGTATGAACCCTCTCACCGCGTGGGAGGCTCCGCTTTGGTACAGCCAATCGAGCCAATATCTATCTTCTGCGGCTGTGATGGGGTCGTTTGTTACAGGTATGGGGCTTGCGGGTATGGCGCATGATGGTATTGATTATATCCCGAAAACCGGAACGTGGCTTATCGAAGAGGGTGAGCGCATCACAGACAAACGCACCAACGCAGATTTGAAATCATTTCTCGCTAACCCTGCCATGGGCGGCGTGAACGTTAGTCTCGGCGACGTTGTGATAAACGGCGGGGATGAGCAGGGCGTTCTGAAAGCTCTGCCGCAACTCGAAAAAACGTTAACTGATGCAATGATAAAGGCTGTTACAAATAACGCAAAGTTGAAAACCGCTATCAAAACATATGCGAGGTGATAAATGGCTGATTACCCCATAACGCCGAACCGCATAACAAACATAAAGTCCACGTTTAAGACCAACGTTCTGACGTTTGAGAACGGCGTTGAACAGCGTTCTCAGCGCTGGAGAAAGTCTAAAAAAACATTCAGGCTTGAGCATTATTTTCTTGATTCTGTGAATCAGAAAACACTTACAGATTTCTTTGATGAGCAAAAAGGGCAATCCGGCTCTTTCAGTTTTTATAACTATCGTGACGGACAAACGTACACAGTTCGCTTTAACTCAGATGAGCTTGATGTCCAGGCGATAAATGCCGGCTATGCAAACATAAGCGTCGAGGTGGTCACATGCTGATATTCGATGCCGACACGCTTGCTATAATCAACAGTCTGAACGTCGAAACATTCCATCTTTATGATGTTTGGTACGACACAACCCAGCCATCGTTGAAATTTACCACGCTGTCAGAGGATTTCTCTTTTAATAGCAATGTTTACACTGCGGCTGTTGTTAAGCAATCAGAGATAGCGAGAAGCTCTGACGGAACTGTAAATGATGTCACGCTGTCAGTCGGCAACGCCGACGGCATCATGCAGTATTACTATGAGCAATATAATCTTTCCGGTAAACCCGTGCGTATCCGCCAATTGTTTGCGGGTGCGCAGAGCTACCGCGAGTACATGTATATTGTTAAATCGGCGACAAGCAACGACACACAGATAGATATAGTCTGTGGCAAAGGTTTTGATGTGTTTCTGTGTCAGTGTCCGCGCCGCACGGTTCTGAAGAATTTCTGCAAGTGGCAATTTAAGTCAGATGATTGCGCATATTCCGGCGCTGATGTTGTATGCAGTAAACACTTTACGGATTGCCGCCGGAAAGGAAATACGGCTAACTTCGGGGGTTTCCCTGCAATCGTAACAAACAAGGTGTATGTATGATTTACGTTGGCATACCGTATCTGAAAAACGGCAGAACAGCGGCGGGTTGCGATTGTTTCGGTCTGTTCCTGCTTTATTATAGAAATGAGTTCGGGATTGATTTCCCAGATTATAAAGATGTGGGGATCGCCGCGCTTGCGGATAACTTCTGTAAAGTTGAACATCCGCAGAAACACGATGTGATTGTGTTTGATATCGCGGGTGAAAGGCATGTCGGGATAGCTGTTTCGCCATCCCGATTTCTGCACAATATCAGCCGTACAAACACGGTTATTAGCCGCATAGCGGACTATAAAGAATATACTACGGGGGTTTACAGATATGAAAATCCTCGTAGTTAACGACCCGTTCGACAAAAAAAACCGGATAGCTTATGTGGTTGATTTCTCCGGCGGTACTGTTGCTGAATATAAATCAGCGTTAAATCTGGCTGGTGAATATGTCTGTGCTGTGTCCGGAAAGATAGTTGATGATAATTATATCCCGTGCGCACATGATGAACTTGTGTTTGTTGTGAAGCTGGAAGACAACGCAACAAGCTGGGTTGGTGTTGTTGCTGGTGCGGTAATGGTGGGTGTGGGGATAGGCTTGCAGCAGCCGTGGCTTGTCGGTGCCGGTGCCAGTCTGATAGCGGGTACCGCTGTGGGGCTTATTGCACAGCAGTTCACACCGAATGTTTCTGCGGGTACATTTGAAAACTCGACAACGTATAGCTGGGACGGCATTGGAAATATATACGGAGAAGGTACGCCTGTTCCCGTGCTTTACGGTCGTCACCGCGTCGGCGGCAATGTCATTGCGGGCTTTGTCAGCGGTGACACAACATCCGGTTTGCAAGAGAATAAATATTTGCATCTGCTTTTTGCGATATCAGAAGGCGAGGTCTGGGGGCTTGAAACAGACAGTATTCTTATTGATGGAAGCCCTCTTGCTGATTATGACGCTGACGCGAGTGTATATTATCTCAACGGCACTGCTGATCAGAACCTTTCTGTGTTCGATGCTGCTTTCTCAAACGTACGCAGGCGCTATCTGTTTTCCAGCAAACGGCTTTCATACGGCTCTTCATTTCCGTACACGCTGAAAGAAACATCAGATTCGGCGCTTGTAACGATAGCGTTTTCTGCATTGTTCAGCACAGATAGCAAGGGAAATGTGCAGTCTCAAACTGTATCTATGCAGATTGAGTATGCGCCCGTTGGGACATCCGCGTGGGTTATAGCCGGGAATTTTGATTGCACGGCATCTTCAAAATCCACGTCTGAATTTGATTATCTTGTGAAATTTCCGTCTGTCGGCGACTGGCAGTTGAGGATTACGCGGTTGTCTGAAGAGATAACAAGTATAAAAGCATCTGGCGACAGCTATTTGAAATCAGTAGAGGAAATTACTGACGCAAAAGTAAATTATAAAAACACAGCACTTTTAGGCATAAAGCTGAAAGCAACAGACAAGATATCCGGCGCGATACCGGAGGTCACGTCAGTGTGGCGCGGGCGGAAGATTGCAGACGTGCGAACTATGATTGTTAGTGAAGATGCATATCGAAACCCGGCAAACGTGCTTTATGACTTGCTGACAAACGCGCGATATGGGCTTGGCAACTATGTAACATACGACAATGTAGATGTCGCAAGGCTGATTGAGTTTGCTGACTTTTGCGATGAGATCGTAACATATAATGTCGTGGACCCCGAAAGCGGCATTGAAACTCAACACACTGAGAAGCGCTTTGAGCTTGATCTCTATCTCGACACTGCATATCAGTCTGATGAAATAATTCAGAAAATTGCGCAAACATGTCGTGCAAAGGTGCTGTGGGACGGTGTTAAGGCGTTCACTACAATAGACCGTGCGGCTGAACCTGTTCAGCTTTTCAATATGGGAAATATCGTTGAGGGTAGTTTTAAGCAAACATCCGGGGGTTTGTACGATGTCCCGAATCAGATTGATGCTGATTTCACAGATTCCGATAATGAATTTAAACGCACAACTGTCAGTGTTGTTGATACTGACAGATTAGACGAGGCTACAAATACCCGCTCTGTTCAGCTTTTTGGGTTGACTACACAGGCGCGTGTCCATCGCGAGTGTTTGTTTAATCTTCGTAAGCTGAAAGGTACACTGCGTACGGTTGAGTTTGAAGCGGAAATAGGCGCTGTTGTGTGCGAAATCGGCGATGTAATACTTGTGCAGCATGACCGCCCGAAATACGGTGAGGGCGGACGTGTGGAGCTTGACGGCAATGTTTTTCTGTTTGAAAAACCTGTTTCTGTTATCGCCGGCGAAGAATACGGGCTGATTGTCCGTAGAAAAAATAACACGTTTTATAAGAAATCTGTCACTGCTGTTGCGAGTGAAGAGATTGAAAGCCTTACTCTTGATGATATCGATTTTGAAAATGACGATGTATACGCTTTTGGGATTATAGATAAAGAGGCTAAACCGTTTATAATCACTGATATTGTAAACGGTCGTGAAGATTTTTCAGTTAAAATCACCGCAGCTGAATACAACGAATCAATCTATGCTGATGGCGGAACAAGTATAACGAATGTCAAATACAGTCTCCTCGGGCTGACAAAAATCGGCAGTGTTGACGACGACGGCAATGTCACTGTCGTTACTCCGCAGACACAAATTGACCCCGCGACAGTTACTATTCCGTTTGTGTCAAATTTACGGATAGAGCAATCGGGAGTGTTCGCAACAGTGGACGGTCAGGCTGTAACGAATATTGATGTTCTGTGGGATGCTGTATCAGTCGCAAGTGTGCAGTCGCTCATAAGTAAATATGAACTGCTGTTATCCCGTGATCTGAAAACGTGGTCTTCTGTCTATTCGACAAGCGGGCTTTCCGCTCCACTTTCAAACATAATCATCGGCGAAACATATTATATAGCCGTGCGTGTTCGCACGGTGTACAGCAAGTTTAACGACCCCGTAAACGCGGGGCAATATCTGACGTTTAACGTCGAAATGCCGCTTGTTGGTACTATTACAGGTATCACATGCGGTTCCGGTCTCTATGCTATAAACATAGCCGTTGCGTTCGCTGAATCATCAGTCATTAAAGAGTGCGAACTCTGGATGTCTGCGACAAACGACAGAGCCGCAGCTCAATATCTGGATAGCAACACATCCGGTAAATTCAGTGTGCAGATAAATGAAATAGGCGCCATACGCTATTTCTGGGCACGCTTGAAAGATGTCTGGGGCAACTATAACGGTTGGTATCCTGAAAATGACACTGACGGTGTTGTCGGTGTCACAAGTTATGATGCGGGTCTGCTGCTTGATTATCTGGAAGATGCCGTTGGTGAATCCCAGCTTACCCCGACGCTGAAAGAAAGCGTCGGACGTATAACGACGATTGATGAAGTCCTCGCAGCTGTAACGTCGGCAATCACGGGTGCGTTGATGTTTGAACCCGGGCTTTTCGAGCCGAACTCGCTGTTTGTCAGTGACGCTGCGGGAGTTTCAGGTCTTGATAATCGTGTTTCTAAACAATCGTTTGCTCTTGTAACAGTTGAGCAGACAGTTACAGAACAGCAGAGTGACATTAATAATCTGAAATCAGATATCACGTCGAAAGCGACAACAGCAAGCGTTGACAGTGTCAGTACGCGTGTGACAACAGCAGAGCAGAATATCACTGCACAGCAAACAGATATAGATAATCTCAAGTCAGAGATAGTACTGAAAGCGAGTGCTGCAAATTTTTACAGTCTTCAGACTCGCGTAATGTTAGCAGAAGAAACGATTACTGTTCAGCAAACTGATATCAATAATCTGAAATCAGAAATCACGACGAAAGCGACAACAGCAAGCGTTGACAGTGTCAGTACGCGTATGACAACAGCAGAGCAGAATATCACTGCGCAGCAAACTGATATCAATAATCTGAAATCAGATATCACGACGAAAGCAACAACAGCAAGCGTTGACAGTCTCGGCACTCGTGTAACATCCGCAGAG